TTTTAGTAGTAAAAGATTTAGTAGTAGTTTAAAGGTCGCTTTTCTTAAGTTTACAGTTTAAGTGGGGTAGGGAATCCGACCAGGTTGGCACCGATACCGAAACCGGCACCGGTGCGGGCTGAAATGGCCATGCTTGGAATGTAGGTATCCAATATGCTAAAGGTTGCCGCAGCGGTTAATGCGATGAGTGCAACTTCATCAAGGTTGAGAGAGCGTTTGGGAATGGCGTAAGCCGCGATAGCGACCATGACACCTTCAACCAAATACTTAATGGTGCGCTTCACCAGTTCTCCTAAATCAAAAACGTTGGACATGACGAGGTTAGTTTGAATGCGATTATACTATTTGTAAATATTTTATAATTATAAAAAAGAAAAAAAATAAATGACTCTTAATTATTTATTTATTTTATTCGTCAGCTGTTTATAATTTTTGACCTTCTTTGTTTTTTACAAAGTATGTAAATGCACATGCACATACCACAATGACAATCATAATTGTATAAAATATCGCTTGGGCCATATTATTTTCCTTATATTCATTATATCGTTCATTTATCTACCCATCAATCAATATTCAATTTTTTATGTAATACAAAAATATTGTAAATAAAGTAAAAATAAAAATACTTAAACCCTATCGTTCAAAGTGGGTTATATCATATTTATAACTTCATGTCATTATCATCATCGTCATCGTCGTCCATTCCAAAAGGGGTAACACCTAAAACCAGTCGCACTTATGTAGATTTACTCGAGGAAGATAAACCAATCGCCGGTCAAAAATTCGCATGTTTATCTTTTGTTTCACCGGAAGAAATTCTGGAACAAAAAGAACACTACTTTTTCAAAGAGTTTATCAAGGTGTGGGATTTCAATAAGTCGGTGGAAAAATATACCCAATTTTTAAATTTCATTGCATTCAAGTATGGTGTTGAGTTCAACTCGTTGTACGAGGACTTGCAGGCCTTTATCAAGGAGGAGAAGGCCGACCTTGAAAACACACGCATCGCCGACGATTTTAAAACGTTTGTGGACAACAATGAAGAGCGGTTGGAAGCCGAGTTCAATGAAAAACATGAATTTCAAACCTCCATTCGCGGAATCAAGGTCCGCGGCGTGTACCCCACACAAAAAGAAGCCGAACTTCGTTGCAAGATGTTGCGCGAGGTGGACCCCAACCACGACGTTTACGTCGGCCCCGTTGGAATGTGGATGCCATTTCATCCCGACGCGTACAAGACTGGGCGCGTGGAATACATGGAAGAGACGCTGAACCAGCTCATGTCTGAAAAGAAAACCAATGAAGAAAAAGCCAAACTTGAATTTGACAAGCGCATCAAGGATACCAAACAAAAAGCCATGGAAGAAAACAAACGCAATGCCGAAAAGTCGGGAAATAAGTTGACGCAAATCATGAACAAGGACGGCGATTTGGTGAATGTGGCTTTAGTGAACGAGTCTGATATTTACAGTACGGTGGAAGACGTGAAACGTGAGCTGTTCGAAGGGGATAATATTGTAACATCCACTGGCGGTGATTATGGTGCTTCTGAAATTTTGGATAGGATGAAACGTCGCGAAAAGGGAGAAAAAGGAGAAAAAGAAGACTAACGAAACTATCTATTACAGAGCTGGTTACCAACCACCGCCAGTTTTGTTTTTGCTTACTTTTATTTTTGGTCCCTGACCCTTCTTTTTGATGTTTGCCGGGTCGTACACTTCTTCTTCATCGTCCGAGTTCATATTCTTTGAAATTTCCCAGAACTCTTTTGACCCCAGCTTGAATGGGCCGTGGTGTTGCGCCTTGTACCACGAAATTTGGTCCTGTAATTTATTCGACTTGACATTGTTGTTGATAACCAGACATTCGAAATTTTCGGTGCATTGGTCCATGACTTGCGTAAACGACTCAAATGTCGGAAACATACCGGCGTAATTTTCATAAATGCGTTTGCGGTTGGCAATGTAGGGTTCGCGCAGAATAAACACGTAGTCAATATTGGTACGCAAATTCGGTGGAATACCGAGCGGGTACTGCATCGTAATCACGAGCATTATCTTCCAGTGACGCCCGTTCATGAAGAGGAGACGCATCATAATGTCTTTGGTCCACTTGTTGTCGTACAAACAGTCGTCCAAAACAACAAACGTGCGCGGGTCAATGGATGACTTTTTATACGTTTCAATTTCTTTTTTCATTTGTTTTAAAACGGCTTTTTGGCGTTTTAAAATGTTTTCGATAATTGCGGTATTGTACTGGTCATGAATAAACAGTTTAGGCACATGTTCGCCGAAAAAGTTGTTTCCCGCTTCCGTTCCCGAAATCACGGTTCCAATTGGAATGTCCTGGTGATAATACATTAAATCCTGAATCAAAAAACTTTTTCCCGTGTCTCTTCTTCCGATAAGCACAATCACTGGACCTTTGTTTTCATTCGGTTTGAAACTGATTGACCGCATATCGAATTTTGAAAGTTCCAAGTTCATGGTTTTTAGTGTTTTGTTTTGTTTTATAACTAAAATAAAATAAAATATTTTAAGTATTTATAACAAA